GCCTAGGCCTAACAAACAGTCAGCCGCCTATCTAGCACTACCTGTTTTTCCCGTACCTTGCTCATTAAAGCAGAAGGCGCGTTTGTGTAAGGTCAAGAAGGCGGCAGTCTTTTTCTGGTGTGCAAACGGCGTGTATTTGCCCGTCCATGTATATTGACCCTCAATCGGAGAAGGGGCTTTAATATCCATCCCCTGCAAGGTCTGAGCTTCTCCCACGCCCCAATGCACCAACACATTGTTGTCCTTTACCTCTTTACTTTTTGGTATTATTTCGGTCACTTTTTTAGGGTTGCGTAACCGCATCAACAACGCCTTACCGTCGATAATCTTCATGGTATTCTCCTATAGTTAGGCCCAAGCCTAACTTCTTTTATTGCGTCTTGTAGCGCGTCTAGCGGCTCTTCTTGGCCCCTTGCTTAACGCGCCACCAGCAGCCCTGTTTTTCTTGCGGCTTTGCACCGAAACGCCATCTTTATTCTTACCACCCTTGCTTAGAGCCTTCTTGTGAGCAACATCTTTACCCTCACGCTTGTCGGCTTTACCGTTTTTGTTGGCGTCTTTGCCGTTCTTATCCATTTTAGCACGAGCCTTCTGCCGTTCTGCGCGCGCTGGACCTTCCCCCCTCGCTTTCTGCAACTCATACTCGCGTTTGTATGGACGGTCTTTCTTAGGGTTCTTGTAGGCCATGTCAGTTATTCCCGTTGTGAATACACTCCGTGACTACGCAGTGCCGTTTACATAAGCCGCTAGGCCTAGGGTTCCAAACGTCCACTTCAAACGCTTTTTCCATACGAGCGTAGTCTGTCATCCACTTATCCCACAAAACAGCCTGTTCGTCTATTCTGTATGTTGCCTTCACCAAATCTTTGCTAATAACAAACAAAAGACCTGCTCGTATCCTCTTAACATCAGGGAAGTGCTTGAAGGTCGCCAGTGCCATTAGTTCTAGTTGGCCTTTGTCAGCATACTTGGCAGACTTGCTTGTTTTGTAATCCACAACCCACGCCAGATCACCGTCGAGTATAAGTAGGTCAACGATACCTCTCCACCAAACATCTTTGGCAAAGAAGTCACATGGCTCTAGCTCCCGTGTAAGGCCGAGCCTACGTTCTGTTAACTTCTCACCCTGTTTAGCGTTAAGGGTATCTAAGGCTGCGGTGGCGTAGCTAAACTCATCAGGTACAGGCTTGCCATCACGGATGAACTCCTCTGCTGCTAAGTGAAACGCAGTACCATACCCCATAGCAGAGGTTTCGGGTTCCTCGTAATCCTTGGCAACCTTTAGGTGGTAGAACTTCTTAGGACACTGTTCAAAAGACTTAATCCTACTGTACGACCATGCGGCATTAGTCATTCACAATCTCCATATGATTTACCTGTGCCACTCTCACAGTTTATGGGCAGACCGTCTGCCCAATCTGGTGTCCAACGCATACATTCTTCTATGTATTCTTGGGCTTCGGGTACTTCCTCGTCTACTACGCAACAGGCTAGACTGTCATGTACTGTTAGCACGACTTTGTACCGTTTAGAAATCTGTAGTAGCTGTTCGCCAATTATACATCTAGCAATGGCTTGGCATACGTTCTCAACAACCTTGCCACCATATATACGAGTGCGTCCACGCCTAGTCTTATAGCTAAACTCTGCGCCCATCTCGCCCTGCTCAAAGTCCAAGTCCTCATAACGCATTAACAGTTTAGAGGGTAGCACTATAGCGTTTTGCTTGGGTAACACATTCAACACCCCTGCCCTACCGAAATTGTGGTCAGAGTTATTAAACATGCTTATCAGCATAAGACCTGCATCGGCCCACAAATCTGTAATGCTTTCATTCTTGTCACGGTATACTTTTATGATCCGCTTGGCTTCCGTTAGGCTTATGTCTCTGCCCATACCCGCTAACTGCAACTGAAACTTAACAGCGCCCATGCCGTATCCCGCGCCTAGGATTGTTGTCTTACCCACAAACCTCTCACCGCTGCTCACTTCTTCTACGGGTTTGCTGTATATGCTAGACGCCATGTGTTTATAAACATCATCGCCCACTGCAAATGCGTTAGTGAGGTCATCTTGCCCCGCCAGCCATGCCAGAACCCTTGCTTCAATCTGCGAACTGTCAGCATCAATTATGGTATACCCCTCGGGGGCTACTATGCTTCTCTTTAGCTTCTTACCATTAGCCCCACGGCTCGGCAGGTTTTGCAGGTTGATCTTATCATCACCGCCCCATCGCCCAGTGTGTGCCGCATAATATCTTACGGGTACGGGTAAGAGGCCGCGCTTCGATATGTCTATAAATCTCTGGGTGCGTGTCTCTTCTAGCGTACTCTTTGCCCCAAGCCGCGCTGCAACCGCTGCTTGCACCCGCACGTCTTCATGTTCTTGCAGAGCCTTGAACTTCTCGTCGGACTTGGCAAAAGCATAAGTTTCCTTGCCTGTGGTGGGGCTTACCTTCTCAGGGGGTTCAACACCAAAAGACGTTAGCATGTCAGCGAATTTAGGGTTGCTCATTAAGTCTTTCTTGTCGTTGACGTTAGCATCTACCATGAGTTTGTACTTACGGTCCCGCACGTCTTCTAAGTGCATTTCTAGTAGGCCCATGTCTAAATCTAACGTAGGCTCAGTAAACATACGGAGCGTAGCGTCTATCAGTTGTAGTTCTTTCTTAGGAAAACTTTTAAGTAGTTCTTGGAATAACGCATAAGTCAGGTCCACATCGTTAATGCAGTAACCAGCGTATGCCTTTATCTCCTCGGGGGTAAAGTCATCTAACCGTTTACCCTTCGCCATGATAACCTCAGTGCCCTTAGCACCTAGCTTGTATCTCTCGGTAAGAGCTTTGAGAGAGACACTATGCTCTACCCCATGCGCCGCTCTAGCCATGCACAAAGTATCAAGTAAGCGTTGGGGTCGTTTGCCATAACGCCAGCTTAATATAGCACCATCAAACATCATGTTGTGGGCCAGCACCGCAGAGCTTCCCCAATCCACAGAGGCGATGAGTTCTCTTACTTGATCCTCACCTTGCGCCCACTCGGTCGGATTGGGGCCGTGCTTCAGCCCCAACCCAATCACTTCAAACCTACGGTCACGTATATATTCCTCTGTCGTTATCTTCGACAAGGAGAAGTCTTGCGCGTAGTAGGTTTCAAAGTCTAACGTAACAAAGTTCACTTCTTCACTACTTTCCTTAGTGCTAACTCACCCGCACACGCCATGTAACCACAGGTGTCTATGTAGTTGTCGGGGTTGTCCTTGTTAGACTTGAGCCGTGCGATCTTCAGCAGGGCCATCATCACTGCAACATCGACGGGTGAGAAAGACCACTCACAATTAAAATACTGCTCCCACAGCATAGCTATGGCCTCAAAATTATCCTCCATATTGCCATGTGTAGCTTCACGATCTTCCGTGACATACTGCTTGGCGGTATCAAGGACACTGCTACGTGTGTATACATTGCCCATTACCTGCTTGGCCGTATCAAGGACACTACTACGTGTGTACGTACCTTCTTTGGGTGGCTTACCACTCTTAGTCAGTTCGTAGGCATAGTCAGCATCAACCCCCGCAAGCTGCTCAGTTGTATGCACGGGCAAGCTAATCTTACCCTTCCAGAAATCATACTTACGCAACTTGCCTACGTATGACGCGCTACACCCAACTTTTTTGGCTATAGACTTATCTGTGTCAGTGCCAAGGGATTTTTCTAACAACCTAAACACCTTATCACGTTTCTTCTCTTTATTGGCAGTCATAGTTCTCTCCTCATTCAAATTCTGGTACAAACCAATCATCATCCAACGCCCACAGACAGTAGGACGCTTTCTTTTGAGTGCCGAGGCGTGATACCTTGGCTTCCCAAATCTCTCCATCACGGTGCAACTTACCTAACGCAGACTGAACTTCATCGTTAGCTGCGCCTAGCTTAGACGCTATCTCAATAGCCTTATGTGCGTACTGATTGTCTGTTTCAGACAGCAAGCTAAGTATGCGATCTTCCATCTTAGCTACCACTACGCGAGGGGTTTCTTCGCTTGACTCACCTGCATCAACAGAATGTGTTACGCTTTCAGCAATAATACCCACAACCTGATATTTGGTTGCGTTAACCATCCTTGAAGTGTTAGGTATTACCCGCATCTGGGCAAGTGTACCTTCGGCAAGGTCGTATTTGTTGACAAGATTAGGCGGTATAAACACCCGTTCCCCTTGATCTATGTCAACTCCAAATCCGCATCGCTTACCTACTAATACGTGCTGTACGTATATTTTTAGTGTGTTTAACATTGTGTATTTTCCTCTGATCGTATTATTTTTATGAGGGTAGTAATGACTTAAATTTACTTCCCTAAGATGTTAGCCATAAAGTCGTTAGCGGCACGTAACGCTTCCTCCTCCGCTTCCGCAGTTGTCGCTAGAAAACCCTCCCGCTCTTTTTCTATCAATATATGGTCTGCTAATATGCAGGATACGTGCATCATAATAGAGGGCCATTCTCGCTTCTTATCCTGTGAGATTATTATGTTAGCCATAATAGACCCTAGGAACATAGATGACATATCCGCGTCATCCGTTTTAGGTATGATAGAGGTAATTAACCCTATCATCTTTTTGTAATCATCCCCGTTCATTACGTACTTCCCTTAAACTTTAGTTGATAACGTTTGGCTCTCCTTATCACGTCCTCCACAGGCGTACCTGTAATCCGTGAGGCTTCCGCGACAGTGAAGCCCTGCTCCGATAATCGCAGGAGAGTTTTAGCAGGTCTTGACCTCTCAATCTCGGACATGCGAGGCTTACCGCTGCTCCTAGCATGTTCCTGCACGGCCCCATATTTGAGTGATCGGCCTCCACAATATTCAATCATCCGTTTGTTCTCAATCAAGGCCAACGCCTTCATCTTTTCCAAGGCTGTCAATGTTCCCTCCTAACTTCTTTGTACCTGTTACATACATGACGAATAGCTGCTGCGTGATCTTCTCAAGTTCCGCTTTTAGTTCGCGGTTCTCTGCACACACTCGCTCGTATTCATGACGGTTAATCATATTGAAACTCCACTTGGTCATATGGACTTGCCCCATGCACGTAAGTCACTAACGTAACGTGTCAGTTCCTCTTGCGCTGCGAACAGGTTGTTCTTGGCATTGGGCATAGGGTCTTTAGTATGAGCCTTCTCCTGCCACATATCTACCTGTTGACGTAGGAACTTTAACTCAGACTGTTGCGCGGGAGTTAACTCTGCATCTTTATTCATCTGAGATTGCTGCCCATGCTATTAGTGACTGACCAACATTATCCATGTTGTCCTCATTGACAACTATGTCTAAGCCACCCGCTTTGCATATGTCTTTTAAATTTTTAGCTTGCAGGGGGGTAGGTTTATTCTTACCCGCTTTGCACTCAATGCCAAAAAATGATCCTTTGTAGCAACCTACAATGTCGGGTACGCCGCTTTTACCGTACCCGCCTGTGACAGGGTAGAAGTAGTACGCACCCATTGCGTCTAGCTGCCGTGTCACCTGCTTCTTAACTTTTGCTTCTGGCGTCATAACCATGTGTAGCCCTCCGAAACTGGTTGGAAACTGGTTTAATGGCGTAGAGAATATAAACCCCTACGCCACTACAGAATTAGTTAGGGCTAGGCCTAACTTTCATCACTATATATCCAGTAAGTATCATCTTTTATTCTCCGTCCTACGCCTTCCACCTCTACGGGCAGTAAAACGTCTTGTATCGTCATAAGTACGGCGATCTTGCTTTGCACCCATGACGGTAATTCGCGTACGTTTGTATATTCATGTTCTAACTCGCTGTCAACAGCTAAAATGTCCAAACATTTAACTTCTACTGTTTCGTCGCGTTTTCTTATACATACACGATATATTTTAATGTTTGACGCTATAACAGCTTCATACAAGGCATTGCACTCCTTTGTAGTCCAATATACTGGGCTATCATAAAGCACTATACGTGTGAGTTCGTTAAGTCTACGCTCTTCCTCTCCTGCGGGGCTAGGCCAATTAGGTCCAAGCCTAATTTCATCATCGTCAACTGGACCTACCCCCAACCCCGAACAATCCTCGCATAAATCGGTGGCGGTTTCTACATAGCCCACGTCTCTGCCAGCGTTGTGAGTGAAGGGGATATCAAACTCGACAACCCCCGCACCGTTGCATGTGTTGCAAATAGACTGTGCCATTAGCCGCCGTAACGACCTAAGTACCAACCTGCGAAGGTCACGAGAACCACGACTACCCCCCACACTAACTTCTTAGGAACACTGAATGAGTTAGACGCCTCTTCAGTTGCCTGTATCTTCTGTGGTGAAAAGGTTAGGGGTACGGGGTTAACATCAGGTGCCTGAGCTGATGAATTAGCCACGCGCTTAGTCTCTACAAGAGGGAGCGTAAACTCTGACTGCCGTGGGTCCACCAAAGACACAGCATCCTTACGTAGTTTGCACATACGTGCATGGACAGAACTAGGGCTGCGACCCAGCTTCTCCCCGATATCTTTAGCTGATAGCCCTTTTAGGTATGCCTCGCGTAGCTTATCCTCTTCTTTCCTAGTCCAAGCCTTGTTGCTGTTAGTGGTTGGTACGTGTGTATAAGGTCTCTTCATTTTGTAGCCTCCAATGTATCGGGGGAAACTCCCCCAGAGAGGAGGAGTTGTTACCCTCCTCCTAAGTTATTAGGCCTAGGCCTAAGTTTGTGTCACCACGTAGAACAAGCGTTCATCTGTTCTCATGCCAACACCATCTACGAACTGCCCTACATCTAACGTAGTAATGACACCCAGCTTACCTCTAAGCTCATCCGGTAACGTATCATCATTGTAGTTCTGTATAGTTTCGGGGAGCATCTTACGAGTGTAGTGGGATATGTCGCTGGTCTGCATAGCATCATACACTTGCCTACCCAATCTATCTCGCACGTAA